AAGCATTGAGACTGTACTAAAATACTATGCACAAGAAACACCTGAAGCATTAAGAGAAGCTGTTAATAGTATTAATGATAGTAACGTAATTTCTTTAATAGGTCATAACTCAAAAGGGTTGATTAAATAAATGAAGACTGCTAATTACATTCCCACTAATGGGCGAATGGTGGAATTGGTAGACACGCCAGTCTTAGGAACTGGTCTCGCAAGAGGTGAAGGTTCGAGTCCTTTTTCGCCTACCATAAGCAACAAATGGGTTATTTTTGTTGCACAAGGTGTTGCATTATGAGTGATGTGTTGCACTGTATGAATTATAAAGTAAGTAGTATCAAGGCTATGGTGAAAACACTGGTCTTAGGAACTACTCACAAAAAAATTACATGCACTGCTGTATTATTATTCTTTAACATCAACACCTTTTTTTATAAACTGCATATATGCACTACTGCACTGTTCGTGAAACAAATGCAACAGAACTTGTGCAACAGTCACATGTGCATACAAAATGTAAGGAAATGTTCTCATTATGTCTGATACACAAGCAAACTTACTACAAGAACAATTAGCTGAGTTAGTTAAGGTTGGAGTAGGTGGTAAATTTAAAGATAAAGAAGATTACATTAAAAAAATACAAGAAGAAATAGAGTTCGAGGAGAAGATGATAAGAGGTGGTATTGACAGGTATCAGCACCTAGTCACTGAAGCTAGGATTAAGAAACAAGAGAGTACGACCATGTATGGTCTATTTCAACAACAAAAATATATAGATAAACTTTCTAGTTTAATTTATTTGAAGGTGGAAAAAATAGAGACTGGTCAAGTAGGAACACATCACATAGCAGTTAAAAAGATAGTTCAATGTTTATCTCAAAATGCTTTTAATCAAGACACTAAAAAGATGTCTAACAACCAGAGTATATTTGATACTTGTTCATTGATAATATTAAAGAATGTTATTGATGGTATCTCTAGTGAATGTACCTTAAATAAATTATCTATTGTATTAGGTAATGCTCTCATGCTTGAAGCTAGAATACTTCTATTTAAAGAGCAGAAGAAGACTGAATATAATCAGGTAGCCAAGCGATTAGAAGGTAGAAACATACCCCAGAAGACCAATAGATGGCAGTATAAGAAGAATGTTTGGGTCTATTGTATGAACAAGCATGAACTTCAATTTGATGATTGGTCTAAAGAGCATAGGCTTCATTTAGGTGTTCAGATGATACATCTCTGTGAGTTATTAGGCTTAGTTAAAGTAGGTAATATGAAACTTAATAAGACTAAGACTATTACTTATGTTCAACCTACACCTAAAATTATTAAGGAAATAAAAAACTTCAACATTAAGAATGAAGCATTGTTTCCAAAATTTTTACCAATGTTAATGCCACCTCGCAAATGGTCGTCACCATTTTTGGGGGGTTACTATGGAAAAAAACATAATTTTGAAAATAAACCAAAGGAAATAGCAGATGCACTACAATTTAGTAAAAGCAAGTAATAGAAGATATTTAGAAGAATTAAATAATAAGGTACATGAGATGCCTGTTGTTTATGACAGTGTAAATATAATACAAGAAACTGAATGGGTTATTAATAAGCCTATATATAACGTAATCAAGACATGTATGGAGAATGATTTTAACTTAGGTCAGCTTCCAGTAAATCCTAGAGCAATGGAGTTACCACCTAAACCATTTGACATTAAAACTAATAAAGATGCTTTGATAAAATGGAAACGTGAAGCACAACATGTTCATAAATCTATGGGTCAAGCTATGTCTAAATTTATTCAAGTTAGACTAATCATGGAAGAAGCAAGTTTGTTATTAGATAAGGGGGGTTTCTTTTATCCTTATCAGTTGGACTTCAGAGGTCGTGTATATCCTAAGCCAAGTTTATTATCCCCACAGTCAGCAGATTATTCAAGAGCATTACTTACATTTAAGTTTGGTAAGCGAATGGGTAATAATGATAGCTATAGTGTTTTTGCAATAGCAGGTGCTAACTTATATGGAGAAGTAGATAAGGAAGAATTATCTATTAGAGAACAATGGGTCAAAGATAATACTGATAAGATAATTGCATCAGCAGATAAACCTTTAGAAGACACATGGTGGGCTAGTGCAGATAAACCTTATTGTTTTCTTGCATGGGCTTTAGAATTTAGAGATTTTGTTAAGAGTGATTATTCACCTGACTTTATAACTACACTACCTATTCAAGCTGATTGCTCTAATAGTGGACTACAGCACTACTCAGCAATGATGAGAGATGAAATAGGGGGCAAGGCTACTAATCTCATACCATCTAATAAACCTAGTGATGTTTATAATTTAGTTGCACAAAAACTTATTATGAAACTTAGGGATATGAAATCTGAACCCTTAGCTAAGAAGTGGATAGACTATGGAATAGACAGAAAGATATGTAAGAAACCAGTGATGTGTTTGCCTTACTCATTAACTAAATTCTCATGTAGAAAATATATTGAAGAACACATGAGGAAACAATTTAATGAACGAGGAGTGTCTTTAGAAACCTTTAGAATATCAGACAGAGAAGATGGTATATTCCATGCAACTAACTGGCTCACACCTATTCTATGGGAGAGTATCAATGAGATTATTGTAGGTGCAAAGAATATTATGCAATACTTAAAAGATATAGCAAAACTTGTTGCATCTGAAAACTTACCTGTATGTTGGACTTCCCCTAATAATTTTCCTATTCAGATGTTATGTTATGAAAAGGAAAGTAAAAGAGTTAAGACACAAATGGGTGATAGTATAGTCAAACTTTCCATAGCACATGATACTAATAAAATTTCTAGACGAGCCACCAGTCTCGGTATCTGCCCAAATTATATTCATCAACTAGATGGTGCAGTTTTACAGCTATGTGTAGTTAAAGCTAAAGAGTTAGGAGTAGATAACTTCAGTATGATACATGACAGCTTCGGTTGTGTAGCTAGTGACAGTCATTTAATGGGAAAAGCACTAAGAGAAGCATTTTGTGAGATATATGAGAAAGATGTGCTGAAGAATTTTGCTGATGAAATGTATGCAATGCTTTCTGAGAAGAACCAGAAGAAATTCCCAAAAATGCCTACAAAGGGAAAATTGGATTTAGACCTTGTTAAACAGTCTGTATTTTTCTGTATTTAACCACATGCACAGGTGCAAGGACTAAGTGCCACTATTAGATAGACTAACCAAAAAAGGAGTAAATCTATGAAGAAACTAACGACACACGTAAGTGTTGTAGGTACGGCAATTTATCCACACCTTAATAAACCTGACGTTAAATTTAGTGATGCAGGGGAATATAAGGTTACTTTGGAAATCGTTAAATCAGATGCTACTGACATGATTAAATTATTTGATGATGCACAAGCAGACAGTCTAAAAATAGCGATTGCAGAAAACAAAGATAAAGACAAACAGATAAAAGAAAGTCCACACCCACGATACACTATTGAAGGAGATAAAGTCTTCTTCATGTTTAAACTAAAAGCATCAGGAGTTAATAAACAAACTAAGGAAACTTTTACACAAAGACCTCAGTTACTTGATGCACAGAAAAACCCACACCCTATTGAAAAATCAATTTGGGGTGGTTCTAAACTTAAAATTGCTTATGAACTAGTCCCATACTTAGCACCTTTTGGTGCAGGTATTACAGCTAGAATAAAAGCAGTTCAAATCTTAGAACTTGTGGAAGGTAAATCAGATATACCTTTTGAAAAAGAAGATGGCTATAAAGCCGAAGTCAACTCAGATGTTCATACAGAAGTTCAAACGAGTTCAGATTTCTAAATCTGTTTTCCTGAAATCAGGATTAGAGGAAGTTGTCTACAACTGCTTAAACAAAAACAAATGTACGTTTGTTTATGAAGGCATAAAAATTAACTTCACTAGTCCTGAACAGAAAAGAACTTATACACCTGACTTTCCTGTTTCTCATTCAAATATAATTATTGAAACTAAAGGTCAGTTTAATTCAGCAGATAGAAAAAAGATGAGACTGATTAAAGAACAAAATCCTAAATACGATATTAGATTTATATTTTCTAATTCAAAAACTAAAATTGGTAAAAAATCTAAAACAACTTATGGCAGATGGTGTGAGATGTTTGGCTTTAAATATCATTGCGTTCAATCAACTAAAAAAGAAGTACCTGAAAATTGGTTACAAGAAATAAAGGAAAAACAAAATGGCACGACTAGAAACTAAATACATTGTAATACATTGTTCTCAGACAAGACCAAGTCAGAACACAGATGCTAAAGAAATTGATAGATGGCATAGGGCTAGAGGTTGGTTAAAAATTGGTTATGCAAAAGTTATTAAAAGAGATGGCACTGTTGAACAAGGCAGAGGTGATGATGAATTACAAGCACATGTTAAAGAATATAATCATGTATCAACATCAGTATGTGTAGTGGGTGGTGCTGATGAAGATAACTGGAGAGAACCAGAAGATAATTTTACAGCAGAACAATGGGGAAGTTTAAAGACAGTTCTAGAAGAACTAGTAATTAAATACCCTGAAGCAAGAATTGTAGGACACTACGACTTAGATGAAAGAAAAACATGTCCTAACTTTAATGTCAGAGAATATTTATTAAACGAAGATATTAAAGGTTACAAATTCGCAGACAGCACAGTCACTCATGGCGACATAGAGGAAATGAAAGATGCAGGAGAACTCTAGCACTTTCATCAGACATGCACCTTGCGAAAACTGTGGTAGTCAAAATAATCTAGCTATCTACCTATCTCCTGACGGAAGTCAGGGGCATAACTACTGTTTTGGTTGCCACAGCTACGAAAAAACCAATGGCGAACTTCCTAAAGTTGCCTCTAAAAAAGAAATTACAAATATGATAGAAGGAATAACAGAAGCATTACCAAGTCGTAAGATTAATAGTGAGACTTGTAAAAAGTTTAATTATGAAACTGGAATTTATAAAAATGAGCCAGTACACATAGCTAATTACTATGACAAAAATTATAACAAGGTTGCACAGAAATTAAGGTTTGCTGACAAAAGATTTATATGGTTAGGAGATGTAGATAAAATTACTCTATTTGGTCAACAAGTATGGCGAAATGGTGGAGAAAAATCTAAGATAATTTTAACTGAAGGTGAACTTGATTGCCTTTCCGTTAGTGCAGTACAAGGAAATAAATACCCAGTTTGTTCTATACCTTCAGGTTCAGCTAGTGCTAAGAAATTTATTAAAAGAGAATTAGAATACTTATCAAAATTTAGTGAGATTATTTTAATGTTCGATAATGATGAAGCAGGAATAACAGCTTCAATCGAAGTTGCAAATTTATTACCAATCGGTAAAGTTAAAATAGCTAGACTACCTGCTAAAGACCCAAGTGAATTATTACAAAAAGGTCAAGGCTCTAAAATTATTGATGCAATGTGGGAAGCTAAGTCTTACACACCACAGGGTATTATTGAAGGTGTTGATGCAGAAAAATTACTATTAGATAATGCTAATGCTGAAAGTATTCCTTACCATTGGAAGGGTTTAAATAAAAAGTTAAGAGGAATTAGACGTGGAGAAATAAACTTATTATGTGCAGGTTCAGGAACAGGTAAATCATTAGTCTGTAAAGAATTAACATACTATTTAGTTTCTAACAAACATAAGGTCGGCTACTTTGGTTTAGAAGAAAATGTTAGTGAAAGTATCAAAGGAATAATTTCTGTTGCGTTAAGCAATCCAATACATGACCCAGATAAAAGAGCAAAAATATCTGATGAAAAAATTCTTACTGAGTATCACAAAATAAAAAATCATGTTTGTTTCTACGACCATAAAGGTGCATCAAGTCTTGATGATATAATGAATAGAATGAGATACATGGTTAATGGTTCAAATTGTAAAATCATTATCTTAGATAATATCTCAATACTTATTTCAGGATTAGATACATCTAATGAAAGAAGATTAATTGATTCAACAATGACGCAATTAAGAAATCTTTGTTTAGAACTTAATTGTGCAATGTTTATTGTGGCACATTTAAAACGACCAGATACAAATTTTGGACATGAAGAAGGAAGTCAAACTTCTTTATCTCATCTTAGAGGAAGTCATGGTCTTGCTATGCTTAGTAATGCAGTGATTGGTTTTGAAAGAGACCAACAACATGCAACTGATAGTAACATTATGAATGTTAGAGTTTTAAAAAATAGATTTAGTGGAAGTACAGGAATAGCTACATCATTAGTTTATAATGAACACACAGGTCGTTTATTAGAAAGTGTCTTTGATGAATGAGGCAATGCTAACTAAATTTATTTTAAATTATCTAATACAGAAACCTGACTATTTAAAATTATCAGGGAAGCAACAACGAATAGCATTTGAAACTTTTAAAACAATAATGACTGCTATTTATCAATCAATAAAATATGAAAATGTATTTCCTGTAATTGTTTGTGGAGACACACAAGCTAGGAAAACAATTAACCAAGCACTTAACTCAGTGCAACCCTTATTGCCAAGTATAGAAAAAATTACAGTTCATCTTGTTCAATAAAGAAAGTAAAACATGAAACTCATACTAGACCTAGAGACCAATGGTTTTCTAGATAAAAAAGATTTAGTAATTCACTGTATAGTTTGCAAGGATATAGAGACCAATGAGGTCTATTCATATAATCCTAATACTATTAATGATGCACTAGAGTTGTTAAACAAAGCTGAAGTTATTATAGGACATAATATTACTGGTTTTGATTTAAGAGTATTAAAGCAAGTATTAAACTACGACTTTAAAGGTAAAGCATTTGATACATTACTTTGTTCAAGACTTATATGGACTAATAGACTTGAATTAGATTACAAATTTAAACAAATGCCACCTAAACTTTTTGGTAGGCACTCACTTGAAAGTTGGGGTTATAGATTAGGTTTAAGAAAAGGTGATTATCAAGAACACTCTACATTTGATGAATATAATCAAGACATGTTGGAGTATTGCCAACGAGATGTAGAAGTTACCCATCTACTATTTACTGAAATTATAAGAACTAATTATTCTGAAGAAGCAATTACTTTAGAACATAAGTTTGCTTATTGGATTCAAAAACAAGAAGAACAAGGTATTGATTTTGATGAGAGGTCTGCTGAGACCCTACATTCAACCCTTACTAAGAAAAGATTAGAGATTAGTGACAAACTATCTTTAGTCTTTTCTGAATGGAAAAAGTCTACAGGTTTTAAAACTTATAAAAGAGATAATATTAAGAGAGGTATTAAAGCAGGAACACCAATCGAACAATTCAAAACTGAAATATTTAATCCAAACAGTAGAGACCATATAGCAGACAGGTTGCAAAAAATATTAGGGTGGTCACCTACAACATACACAGCAACAGGAAAACCAGAAGTGAACGAGAAGATATTAAAAGCACTTCCATATCCTGAAGCTACCCTTCTAGCAGAATATCTTATGATAACTAAAAGATTAGGACAGTTAGCTGATGGGGAACAAGCATATTTAAAATTAATCAAAAAAGGAAAAATCTATGGAAAAATCATTACTAATGGTGCATTGTCTGGCAGGTGTACGCATCATCACCCAAATCTCGCACAGTGTGTCAACAGTGGTTCTCCATATGGTAAAGAATTTCGTGCCTTATTTAATTCTCCTTCCAGTATGGTTATGCTCGGTCTTGATTTTTCTGGTTTGGAGTTGCGTGTGTTGGCTCATTATTTGCATATCTATGACAACGGAGATTTTTCACAGAAACTATTGGAAGATGATATTCATACCATCAATCAAAAAGCCACAGGATTACCCACTCGTGATAAAGCTAAAACTTTTATTTATGCTTTCATTTACGGTGCAGGAAATGAGAAACTCAGCGAAATCCTTAAAGTCGATATTGACGAAGCCAAAAGAATAAGACAAAGATTTGAAGCATCATTACCTTCATTAAAAACTTTAACTAACACTGCTAAACATAAGTTCAGACTTGTGAATTACGTTAAAGGTTTAGATGGCAGATTACTAATTCCTAGAGCAGAACACTCAGTTTTAAATACATTAATTCAAAGTGCAGGTGCGTTACTTGTTAAACAAGGAACAATTATTTTAAATGAAGATTTACATAAGAATGGTTTCGAATGGGGTAATGACTATGCAATGGTCTTACATGTCCATGATGAAATGCAGTTCATTGTTAAACCAGACAGAGTAGAAAAATTCAAAGAAGTAGCACAAGCTATGTTTAAGAAAACACAAGACCATTTCAATTTCAAATGTCAGTTAGATGGTGAAATGAAAGTCGGAAGAAACTGGAGTGAAACACACTAATCGTTTTGACCTTGACCTAAAGTTTGGTCAGAGTAAAGAGAACGAACTTCAAGTTGCCATAGAAGGTCAGATTGAATGTAAGGCAGATAGACTAACAGCACGTACAGGTAATATATTCTTAGAGATTGAGAGTAGAGGAAAGCCATCAGGTATAATGGTTACTACATCACACTACTATGCAATATGCCTTGTTGTTGAAGGTAGAAAAAAAGACATCTGGATTTTAATACCTACCAGAATACTCAAAAAACTAATGAAGAAATTTCCCATCAAAGCAGGTGGAGACAGTTGGACTTCTAAAGGTCACATCATTCCTAAGTGCGAACTACTCAACTTACAATTATAACTATGAAAAATTTATTAAAAAATAAACTTAAATTACCAGAGATTGATGAATACGATTTTCCATATAAATTTTATATGTGTTGGTGGTCAGACATAGTTTCAGACAGTCAATGGTCTCAAATTTCTCAACTTAAAAAATCTAAGACAGCAGTGTGCATAACAATGGGTTGGTTGTTATCATCAAACAAAAACACTTACGTTTTCATTGGCGACATTAATTTCAATGATGATGGCACAATCCATGAGGGTGGTAACTCAACAGTAATACCAAAATCAAACATACTAAAACTAAAGGAGATTAAATTATGACGGAGTTGACAAATGCACACTTTGAATTACACAGTTCAAATAAAGCTAGAAGACACCAAGAAAAAAAGAAAGAACATACAATACATACTTTCCTTGATGATACACAAACAACTATGTTAGTTGATGCTGACTTACTAGCCTACAAGATTACTTCTAAATTAGAAGAACCTATTGACTGGGGAAATGACCAATGGACACTACACTGTGACTTTGGAATAGCTAAACAATTATATGCACAAGCCTTAGATTTCTACATGAAACTAACAAATTCTGGTTCATATATAAATGTATGGAGTGATAGTATTAACTTCAGAAAATTACTAGATAGTGATTATAAATCTAATAGAAAGAAAATTAGGAAACCTGTTTGTTATAAAGCATTAAGAGAATGGGTTACTAAAACTTATAGAAGTGAAGTTTATAAAAATCTAGAAGCTGATGATACAATAGGAATATTAGCTACAGGTGAATACAAAAATAAAGCAATAATTATATCTGGCGATAAAGATATGAGAACGATACCTGCCTTTCATTGTTCTATGATTGATAATCAAATTGAAAAAGTTGATGAACAATTAGCAGATTATAATTTTTGTACACAAGTTTTAACAGGAGACCAAACTGACGGCTATAAAGGTTGTGTTGGTGTTGGGTATGTTAAAGCCAGTAGACTACTAGATACTAAGAAAACTATAGATGAGAACTGGAAAACTGTAATTGAAGAATATCAACGTAATAAATATACAGTTGATGATGCTTACCACCAAAGCAGACTTGCAAGAATACTAAGAAATGGTGAATACAATTTAAAAACAAATAAACCTAAATTATGGAGTTATGAATATGCTAAGTACAGAGATAATGGACAAAGTAAAAAAGCTAGTTAGTTCAGATAGAGATAAACAAAATGGAGATAGTGTAAGTAATCACGAGAACATAGCTAGACTATGGAGTAGTTATTTACAAAACAAAACTAAGTTAGGCATTATCATTTTACCTGAAGATGTGGCAACTCTAATGGTCTTACTAAAGATTGCTAGAAGTCAGGGGGGTACATTCAATATTGATGATTTTGTTGATATGACTGGTTATTCTGCCATAGCAGGAGAGATAACAAGCAAGAGACATGAATTAGGTGACACTTTAGGAGTATCTAATGATAAAAAAACCAATAATCAGTAACGACATCATTGAATACTTAGACGAACTATTCCCTGATAAGTGTCCAAACGTAGATGAGACAGAGAAACAAATCATGTTTAAGGCAGGACAGAGAAGTGTCGTCAATCATTTAATCAAAGAAAAACAAGTTCAAGAGGAGAGTTAATTATGTGTATGCCAAAAGCACCTAGTCCACCACCTGCTCCTGTGGTCTTACCACCTGCTACACCTTCAGTGTCTAATGCTACTACAAAGCAAAAAGCACCAACTGAAGCAAGTACAGATGCGTCAAGAGATACTACAGTTGCATCAAACTACAGCAGAAAAAGAGTAGGAAGGGGTTCATTAAGAATACCTTTATCTGGTGGTAGTGGTCTAAATTTCCCTACTAGTTAATGGAAAGATACTCACTAAGCGAAAATACTAACAGCTATAAAGAAAACTCAGTTGAAGGTCAGTACCAAAAGCTAGAGATTGAAAGAGAAACATATTTAGAAAGAGCAAGAGAAAGTGCTGAATTAACTATTCCCCATTTATATCCACCAAAAGGAAATACTGGAAACACTGAATATAGTACACCTTACCAATCCGTAGGAAGTAGAGGTGTTATGAATTTAGCATCAAAACTGATGTTAGCTTTATTCCCACCACAAGCACCATTCTTTAGAATTGATGTAGATGAATTAGTCTACAAATCTATTGAAGGTGACCCTCAACAAAAGAAAATTATTGAAGAAGGATTAGCCAAAATTGAGAAATCAGTTATGGATAATATTGAAGTACAGAACGATAGAGTTGCTGTATATGAAGCACTTAAACATTTAATTGTTTCAGGAAATTGCTTATTACATTTAACAGATACAGGTTTAAGAACTTATAGATTAGAAAACTATGTAGTTAAAAGAGACCCACAGGGTCATGTTTTAAAAATTATTATTAAAGAAAGTGTAGTACCAGATACTTTACCAGTTAAAATAATACAAGCATTAGGTAAAGAAGGAGACACACAACAAGATAGAACTTTGGATTTATTTACCTGCGTTAGAAAAGAAGGTAAGAAATATATTGTTCATCAAGAAGTTAAAGGACATATACTTTATGAAAAGAATTACAACGCAGATAATCTACCATTTATAGCTTTAAGATTTAATAGAGTTGATGGCATGAATTACGGAAGGGGACATGTTGAAAGTTTTCTCGGTGATTTAAAATCTTTAGAAGGATTAACTAGAGCAATTCTAGAAGGTTCATCAGCATCAGCTAAAATGTTATTTATGGTTGCTCCTAACGGAACAACTAGAGCATCAGCTATTGCTAAAGCACCAAATGGTGCAATCATTGAAGGTTCAGCAGGAGATGTTTCTGTATTACAAGCTAATAAATTTGCAGACTTTAGAGTAGCAATGGAAACAATGCAGAGAGTTGAACAAAGACTTAATTTTGCTTTCCTTCTTAATGCGTCAGTACAAAGACAAGCAGAAAGAGTTACTGCTACAGAAGTACAGTTAATTGCGAATGAACTTCAAGAAGCATTAGGTGGAGTTTATGGAATATTAACAACAGAGTTTCAGCTACCTTATATTAATACAAAGTTAGCAATGTTAAGACAAAAAGGATTACTACCTGACTTACCAAAAGACATAGTTAAAGTTAAAATTATTGTTGGTATGGAAGCATTAGGTAGACAATCAGATAGATTGAAATTACTTCAGTTTATCTCAGATTTAGCAAACACACTAGGTGCAGACGTTCTTGCTAAATATATTAACCTTGATAATGCAATCAAGAAATTTGCAATAGCAAATCAGATTGACACTACAGGATTAATTAAATCAAGTGAACAACTACAACAAGACGAGCAACAAGCACAACAACAACAGATGGCACAGCAGATGCAGAATACTGCAACTGACCCTAGAGTAGCAATAGAGATGGGAAAACAATTCGCTAACTCTGGTGGCACTGCAAATGTTGAAGGTGATGAACTTGTCCTTAACCAATAGGAATAATATATGTCAACGGAAAAAGTAGAAATCAATTCTGCTGTAGCAGAGAAATCAATAGAAGACCAAATTAAAGATTTAAAAGAACAAGGTATTGATATTGATAATTTGGAAAGTGAAGATGGTACAAAAATAATTGTTAGTGAACCAAACACTGAAACTGAAACTATTGAAAATCAAAGACCTGAATGGTTACCAGAAAAATTTAAAAGTGCTGAAGATTTATCTAAAGCATACTCTGAACTAGAAAAACAATTCTCTAGTCAAAAATCAGAACCACTTAAAAAAGAAGCTAATGGTTTAACTATTCCAAAAGATGACGGGAAAACTGTTGAGAATGAAATAACACCACAAGTAACTTCTTTAGAAAAATTTACAGAAGAATATTCAGAGAAGGGTGAACTTGGTGAAGCTAGTTATGGTGAATTAGCTAAACAAGGGTTATCAAAAGAACTTGTTGATGGCTATATTGCAGGACAAAAAGCTATAGCTGATACACAGACTGCTAACATACATTCAGTTGTTGGGGGTAAAGAAGAATACAACGAACTTATTTCATGGGCAGAAACTAATTTATCTGAAGCAGAACAAAATGCTTTTAATGATTTAGCTGATACTGGAACTACAGAACAAATAAAAATGGCAGTTCAAGGTCTTATGGCTAAAGCAGGTGTTACATCTCCATCTCAACAAAAGTTTGTTGAAGGTAATGTTAATAATATATCTACCGACCAATTTACATCAGTATCACAAGTTACTGACGCAATAAATGACCCTAGATATGAGAAAGACCATGTGTATAGAAAAAATGTAGAAAGAAAATTAGGGAACAGTTCAGTATTTTAATGTCTAGAGATTATAGAAAAGAGTATGACAATTATCATTCTTCTGAAAAACAAAAGAAGAACAGAGCAGGTAGAAATCTTGCTAGAAGAATGTTGAGTAAGAGAGTTGGTATCAAAGGTAAAGACGTACATCATAAAGATGGTAACCCTAAAAATAATTCTCCGAGTAATTTAGCTATAACTTCTATAAAATATAATAGGTCAAGAAATGCTTAATTTTATATTACCTATTTTAAAAAATCCATTAACTAGAATGATTGGACAGAAAGTTATTGGTGGTATTCAACATAGCATAGAAATAGATAAAATAATTAAAGTCAGAGAAATTGAAGCATTAAAAGATGTAAATATTGCACAAGTAAATGCAAGTAATAATTCATGGAAAGATGAATATTTAACTTTAATATTTGGCTTAATCTTAGTTGCACATTTTTTACCCTTTACTCAGGATTATATGGAAAGAGGTTGGGAAATTTTAAAAAATGCAGACCCTCTTTTCTGGTACTCAGTTCTTGCAATAATTTCAGGAAGTTTTGGAATAAATTTAACTAATAAATTAACAGGAAAAAAATAATGTCAGAAATTAAGATTAAAAGAAAATCAAAATTATTAAAAGATATGTCAACTACCGAACTACAATTATTGGCGAGAGAAATAAGAGAAATTAAGGGAACAGATAAAAAATATAAAGACTTTTCACAATTTGATAGAGCAAGAGATTTAAAAAGAAATAATTACAAACTTAAATTGTCTGACCTTGACATTATACCTATGGAACTAAAAAAAGATAAAGAAGGAAAACTAACTTTTAATAAAAAAGGTGGATTAAGAATAATAAGAAAGAAAAGATAGTGGCTAAACCGACAGGTAATAACTATGAGAAAAAATCTAGACGTAAAGTTGGTAGACATAAGAAAAATTTAAACAAAGATGAGAAAAGAATTTATAAAAAATATAACAGACAAGGGAAGTAGTGAAAAATATTTTATTATTTATAAATCATTATTCTAGCAAACTTAGTATTTGGTCATGGAAGAAGTTATGGGCTAATAGAAAAACAGGTATAGGTTATAGAAAATAATGAGAGATAACAAAGTAATAGAAAGCTATTTAAAAAAGAATTTTAAAAAAATAAGAGAAATGGCTTTATTTAAAGAATTAAAAAAAGAAGTAAATACTGGTGCTAATGGCACTCAGAATTACATTATTAAACAAGGTGTGAACAAAGGAAAACAAGCAAAGAAATAATCACCATCTCTTGTAAGAGAGGTGACTTATTAAAATTCAGATGATTGCCTGATACGTCAGATAACTCTCTAAATTGAAAAGTAGATAAGGTTAAACTAAATATAAACAATAACGTAAAAGGAGACAATTATGTCTAACGCAACACCAAGTAGACTGGGTCTAGTTAATGCAACTGGAACTGGCTACAACGACCTTTTCTTAAAATTATATTCTGCCGAAGTTCTATCTAGCTTTCAAAGAGAAAATTTGATGCTAGGTATGACACATGTCAGAACTATAAATAACGGAAAGTCAAGTTCGTTTCCAGTAACAGGAACGACTACAGCAGGTTACCACGCAGTGGGAGCTGAAATACTAGGAGATGCAATAAAGCAAAACGAAAAAATCATCAATGTTGATGACATGCTTTTAGCTTCTTCTTTTGTGGCAGAAATTGATGAATTAAAAAATCATTTTGATATTCGTCAGATTTTTGCAAAAGAAATGGGTCAAGCCCTAGCTAAGACTATTGATAAAAACTTAGTCCAATTAGCAGTTCTTGGTTCACAAGCATCAGCAACTATTACAGGTGGTAATGGTGGTCATGAAATAACTGACGCAGATGCTGACACTAATGCAACATCTTTAATCGCTTCTATCTTTGAAGGTATTCAAAAGCTAGACGAAAAAGATGTACCAAACTCAGATAGATACTGTGTTGTTTCACCTGATATTTATTATCAGTTAGCAAACAATGACAAGTTACTTAACAGAGACTTTTCTTCACTTAATGGTGATTTTGGAAAAGGAACTGTTGTATCTATTGGTGGAGTACCAGTAATCAAATCTAACACTTGTGTTAGTGCGTTTGCTGATAATTCATCTGCTGTAACTGGTGCTAATAATACATACAACGTAGATGCAAGTAATCACGTTGCTATATTATTTCACAAGTCAGCTATTGGTACTGTCAAATTAAAAGATTTGATTGTTGAAACATCATTTGACCCTAGAAGAATTGGTTCATTGATTACAGCTAGAATGGCAGTCGGAAGTAACATTTTGAGACCTGAAAGTTGTGTTTCAATCAAAACAGCTTAATACTTAGTTATTAAGTACAGTAGGGGGTTGGGAGACTGACCCCTTACACTTATTCAAGGAAAAAATTATGTGTCCATTTTGCAGACTAATTAAAAAATTCAATAAATTCATAGACAGTTTATTTATTTAACAAATGACAATTCAAACAAGAACTACAGAACTAGAAGCAGTAAATACTATACTCTCTACAATAGGTGAAGCACCTTTATCAACTTTAACTGGTAGCTTACCTGTAGATGGTACAATGGCTAAATCTGTACTAAACGAAATTAATAGAGAAATTCAAAGTATGGGGTGGCATTTTAATACTCACCCAAAAGTTACATTAAGTAGAGACAGTGGAAACAACACTATACCTTTACCAACAAATGTATTGAGAGTAGAATTAGACCCTTACTTACATTCAAAAAGTGAATTTGATGTTGTTCAAAGAAATAATATTTTATTTAATTTAGTTACAAATACTTCAGTATTCACAAAAGATTTAGAGAATATGAAAGTAGTTTATCTATTAGATTTTGCAGATATACCTGAACAATGTAAAAGATATATTACAGTAAGAAGTGCAAGAGTTTTCCACGATAGAACTTTAGGTGCTACTACTTTACATAAATTTACTTTAGAAGATGAGGCAAGAGCATTAGTTACTCTAAGACAAGCTGAAGCATCTACAGGTGATTATAGTATTTTTGATACCCCTGAACAGGCATATACGATAGGTAGAAAATAAATGGCATTAGTCTCTAGGACTATCCCTAACTTAGTGCAGGGTATTTCTCAACAACCAGAAGTATTGAGATTATCTAGCCAAGCTACTACACAAGAAAATGGTTTTAGTTCAGTTGTAGAAGGTTTAAAAAAAAGACCCCCTACTACTTATTTAGCAAAATTAAGCAGTACAACACCTAATAATGCTTACATACACACTATTAACAGAGATGTTAGTGAAAGATATTTAGTACAAATTACTAATGGAGTAATAGCAGTTTATACAACAGCAGGTGTTTCTAAAACAGTAACACTACAAACAGGAGCAGTTAATTACTTAACAGCAACAGACCCTAAGAATGACTTTGTTGCAATGACTGTTGCTGATTATACTTTTATTCTTAATAAGACTAAAACAACTGCAATGAGTGGTACAACTAGTACAGCTAAAGTTGAACAAGCTATTTATTCAGTATTACAAGGTGTTACTTCAACAAAATATACAATAACTATTGATGGCTCTACTTTCTCATTTACAAGTTCAGATACAAATACAGAAACCATTAGAGATGGAGTTAAAACAGCTTGTGGAACTATAGCTAATATTACATTCGCTGATGTTGGAACTTCAAGTTTCTCAATAATTAAATCTACAGGAACTCTAGTAGTTTCAGCTAGTGATGGTTATGGAGATGATGCTTCACAAATAGTTGGAGACACAGTACAAAATTTCGTAGATTTACCTTCACCTGCAATCAATAATATGATTGTTAAAATTACTGGTGATGCAACAAATGGTTTTGATGATTACTACGTTCAATATGATAGTAGTGGTGATGTTTGGCAAGAGAGTGTTTCTCCAAACATGGAGACAACTTTAGACAACACTACAATGCCACATGTTTTAATAAGAACAGCAGATGGTAATTTTAGATTTTCACAAGTAGATGGTTCTACTTATACAATATCAGGAACAGATTATACTGTACCTAATTGGGGTTTAAGAATAAGTGGAGATGAAGTTTCTGCACCTGACCCTAGTTTTATTGGTAGAAAAATTAATGACATGTTCTTTCATAAAAATAGATTAGGTTTTCTAGCTGATGAGAATGTTGTTATGTCAAGGTCAGGAGAATACTTTGCATTTTTTAATGAAACAGTAACTACTGTATTAGCAACTGATGTAATTGATGTAGCTTCTACACACAATAAAGTATCAATACTTAGAAGTGCAATATCTTTTGATGAAGGAATACTTTTATTTTCAGACCAAACACAATTTATACTAGCAGGTACTAATAGTACAATTACACCTGAAAATGTTTCAATAAATGTATCAACAGAATTTGAAGCATCTTCTTCAGTTAAACCTATAGGTTCAGGTAGTAATGTATTCTTTGCTTTTCAAAAAGGAGCATTTACAGGCTTTAGAG